TAATAGAGCGTGTACAAAGTACTGCTTATCAAGTGGATTACAAGTACAACATTATATGGGTTTGGCACTACAGCGATGACTACTTAGGAAAAATTGCATCAATAAATATGCACAATAATGTAGATGATGACAGTGCGTTATTAACTAAGTATGAGAAGGCTAAAAAAGTACTAGCGGGGGAGACGTTAATAGATGAATAAAAAACTGCCGCTTGGATCAGCAAGCAGCAGAAACAAAATAAATAAAAAAGACCTAATAAGGATAGCGTATTGATAAAGTGAAATACGCAAAAACTAATAAGCAAGGAGCCAACAGAGAGGGTCCTTACGTCAAAGAATACTACCACACTTTGTGGTGTTTGACAATATTAAAGGTTAATACATTTTGCTAGTCAAACAAAAAAACTGCTATCCATTTTATGAATAGCAGGGAATGATAAGCAAAAAATCTAATAAACAAGGAGATCATAGAAATGACCTTACAACAAAAAATATTATCACATTTTGCAGAATTTGACAACTTTAACTCAGACGACATTGTAGGTGCTTTTGGGATATCTAAAACACATGCAAAAGCCACTCTTTCAAGACTTAAGAAAAAAGGCAAAGTAGAAATGGTGAGTTGGGGTAAGTGGCGTGTTGTTGAACCGCAGTTACATTTAACTGTTGTAGAACGTAAGAAAGAGATATTAGAAGAACAATTCGAGTTATTGGCAAGATTAAACGAACAAAGTGATGACCCTAGAGAAATAGAAGAACGCATCAAGTTAATGATTCGTTTAGCCAACCAATTTTAAGGAGGAGTTAATCAATGGCAGTATTAGAGAATATTTTTGAAGAGTTAAAACTATTAAATAAGAATTTACGTGTACTAAATACTGAACTATCAACTGTAGATTCATCAATTGTACAAGAGAAAGTTAAAGAAGCACCAATGCCAAAAGAAGAAACAGCTCAACAGGATTCAATTGCAGAAGTTAAGGAAACTTCTACCGATTTAACTAAAGATTATGTTTTATCAGTAGGAAAAGAGTTCCTTAAAAAAGCAGATACTTCTGATAAGGAAGCATTTCGAAATAAACTTAACGAACTTGGTGCAGATAAGCTATCTACTATCAAAGAAGAGCATTATGAAAAAATTGTTGAATTCATGAAAGCGAGACTTAATACATGAAGCTAGATCACTCAAATAGAGCTCATGCAAAGCTTAGTGCAAGTGGCGCGAAACAGTGGCTAAACTGCCCGCCAAGCATTAAGGCAAGTGAAGGTATTACAGATAAAAGTTCAGTCTTTGCTGAAGAAGGCACATTTGCCCATGAGTTAAGTGAGTTATATTTCAGTCTTCAATACGATGGCCTCACACAGTTTGAGTTTAATAAAGCTTTTCAAAATTATAAGCGAAATCAATATTACAGCGAAGAATTACGTGAGTATGTTGAAGATTACGTAGCTATTGTAGAAGAAAAATATAACGAGGCTTTGAGTAGAGACGAAGAAGTAATTGCATTATTTGAAACAAGATTGGATTTAGGTAAATACGTTCCTGAATCTTTTGGTACTGGTGATGTCATTATATTTTCAGGTGGTGTACTTGAAATTATTGACCTTAAATACGGTAAAGGCATTGAAGTTTCAACTATAGACAACCCTCAACTTAGATTATATGGTTTGGGCGCATATGAGTTACTTAGTTTACTGTATGACATTCATACAGTACGTATGACTATCATACAGCCTCGAATAGATAACTTTTCTACTGAAGAGTTACCAATATCAAGATTACTTCAGTGGGGAACAGACTTTGTTAAACCATTAGCCAAACTAGCTTATAACGGTGAAGGAGCGTTTAAAGCAGGTAGTCATTGTAGATTCTGTAAGATAAAGCATTCATGTAGAACACGTGCAGATTATATGCAAAATGTGCCTCAAAAGCCACCACATTTGTTAAGTGATGAAGAAATTGCTGAACTTTTGTACAAACTACCTGATATCAAAAAATGGGCTGATGAAGTAGAACAATATGCACTAGATCAAACGAAAGAAAATGATAAAAACTATCCTGGTTGGAAGCTTGTAGAAGGTCGTTCGCGAAGAATGATAACTGATACAAAAGTAGTTCGGGACAAGTTAGTAGAAGAGGGATACAAATCTGAAGATATTACAGAAACCAAGTTACTTAGTATTACGAATTTAGAAAAATTAATCGGTAAAAAAGCATTTTCTAAAATTGCTAGTGGTTATATAGAAAAAACGCAAGGTAAATTAACACTTGCTACCGAGTCGGATAAACGACCAGCTATAAAGCAATCTGCTGAAGATGATTTTGACAAACTATAAAAATTAAAAAGGACGGTATATAAACATGAAAGCAAAAGTATTAAATAAAACTAAAGTGATTACAGGAAAAGTAAGAGCATCATATGCACATATTTTTGAGCCTCACAGTATGCAAGAAGGTCAGGAAGCAAAGTATTCAATCAGTTTAATCATTCCTAAATCAGATACAAGTACGATAAAAGCTATTGAACAAGCTATAGAAGCTGCTAAAGAAGAAGGAAAAGTTAGTAAGTTTGGAGGCAAAGTTCCTGCAAATTTAAAACTTCCATTACGTGATGGAGATACTGAAAGAGAAGATGATGTAAATTATCAAGATGCTTATTTTATTAACGCATCAAGCAAACAAGCACCTGGTATTATTGACCAAAACAAAATTAGATTAACGGATTCTGGAACTGTTGTAAGTGGTGACTATATTAGAGCTTCAATTAATCTATTTCCATTCAACACAAATGGCAATAAGGGTATCGCAGTTGGATTGAACAATATTCAACTTGTAGAAAAAGGCGAACCTCTTGGTGGTGCGAGCGCAGCAGAAGATGATTTTGACGAATTAGACACTGATGATGAAGATTTCTTATAAGTCAATAGGTGGGGTTTTTAGCCCCACTTTAATATTAAAGAAATTGAGGTGTCAAGCATTTGAAATTTATGAATATAGATATTGAAACCTATAGTAGTAACGATATTTCGAAATGTGGTGTCTATAAATACACAGAAGCTGAAGACTTTGAAATATTAATCATTGCATATTCGATAGACGGCGGACCTGTGAGTGCAATCGATATGACTAAAGTAGATAACGAGCCTTACCACGCTGATTATGAGACGTTTAAAATTGCTCTTTTTGACCCTGCTGTAAAGAAATATGCATTCAATGCTAATTTTGAAAGAACATGTCTTGCTAAACATTTTAATAAGCCGATGCCACCTGAAGAATGGATTTGCACAATGGTTAATTCAATGCGTATTGGCTTACCTGCTTCACTTGATAAAGTCGGAGAAGTTTTAAGACTACAAAATCAAAAAGATAAAGCAGGTAAAAATTTAATCCGTTATTTTTCTATACCATGTAAACCAACAAAAGTTAATGGTGGTAGAACAAGAAATCTACCTGAGCACGACCCTGAGAAATGGCAACAATTTATTGATTATTGTATTCGAGATGTTGAAGTTGAAATGGCAATAGCGAATAAGATCAAAGATTTTCCTGTAACAACAATTGAACAAAAATATTGGGTTTTTGACCAACATATAAATGATAGAGGTATTAAGCTTTCTAAATCATTGATGTTAGGTGCTAATGTGCTTGATAAGCAGAGCAAAGAAGAATTGCTTAAGCAAGCAAAACAAATAACAGATTTAGAAAATCCTAATAGCCCCACACAGCTATTAACTTGGTTAAATAAAGAACAAGGATTAGATATACCTAATCTACAAAAGAAAACGGTTCAGGATTACTTAAAAGAAGCAACAGGAAAAGCTAAAAAAATGCTAGAAATCAGATTGCAAATGTCGAAAACCAGTGTAAAAAAATACAACAAAATGCATGACATGATGTGCAGTGATGAACGGGTAAGAGGTCTGTTTCAATTCTACGGTGCCGGTACTGGAAGATGGGCAGGTAGAGGTGTACAACTTCAGAATTTAACAAAGCATTATATTTCAGATACTGAATTAGAAATAGCAAGAGATCTTATTAAAGAACAACGTTTTGACGATTTAGATTTATTACTCAATGTTCATCCTCAAGATTTATTAAGTCAATTAGTTAGGACGACATTTACTGCTGAAGAAGGAAATGAACTAGCAGTAAGTGATTTTTCTGCAATAGAGGCACGAGTCATAGCATGGTATGCAAAAGAACAATGGCGTTTAGATGTATTTAACACACATGGAAAGATATATGAAGCATCGGCTTCACAAATGTTTAATGTCCCGGTAGAAAGCATCACTAAAGGCGACCCTCTCAGACAAAAAGGTAAAGTGTCGGAACTGGCTTGTGGCTATCAAGGCGGTGTAGGCGCCTTAAAAGCGATGGGCGCATTGGACATGGGGTTAAAAGAAAGTGAACTACAAGGTCTTATAGATAATTGGCGAAAGGCTAATCCAAACATAGTTAATTTTTGGAAGGCTTGCCAAGAGGCTGCAATTAATACTGTAAAATCTCGAGAGACGCATCATACACATGGACTTAGATTTTATATGAAAAAAGGTTTTCTAATGATTGAACTGCCTAGTGGAAGAGCTTTAGCTTATCCAAAAGCTTCAGTTGGTGAAAATAGTTGGGGCAGTCAAGTTGTTGAATTTATGGGCTTAGATCTTAACCGTAAATGGTCAAAGTTAAAAACGTATGGTGGGAAGTTAGTCGAGAATATTGTTCAAGCAACTGCAAGGGATTTACTTGCGATTTCTATAGCAAGGCTTGAAGCATCAGGATTTAAGATAGTTGGGCATGTTCATGATGAAGTAATTGTAGAAATACCTAGAGGTTCAAATGGACTTAAGGAAATCGAAACTATCATGAATAAGCCGGTTGAATGGGCAGAAGGTTTAAATTTGAATAGCGACGGATTTACATCTTCCTTCTATATGAAGGATTAGGAGGATAGATTATGACAATAAAGGAATTAGAAGAGAAGTTTAACATCTCTCGATATTTTGTTGTAAAGCATGATAGGGATTGGGAAACAGGCGAAATCATTGGCACTTATATTGTTTTAGATGAATATGCGGACCATATCGACATAGAAGTTGAGGAAGTGATCTAATGCAACAACAAGCATATATAAACGCAACGATTGATATAAGGATACCTACAGAAGTTGAATATCAGCATTTTGATGATGTGGATAAAGAAAAAGAAACGCTGTCAGATTACTTATATAACAATCCTAACGAAATACTAGAGTATGACAACTTAAAAATTAGAAATGTAAATGTAGAGGTGGAATAAATGGCGGGCATAAAAACGAAAGTGAGAATAGACGGTAAGTTGATGACGCTTATTGATGCATCTGATAAATACGACATCAAAGTATCGACACTAATTACTAGGTATGACAGAGGGGCGAGAGGGAAAGACTTAATACAAAATGTAGTAAAGCCTAAGAAAGTAAAGGTTGACGGCAAAATGATGACTGTTAGCGAATTAGTTAAAAAGTACAACCTAAGCAAAGGACTACTTAATTACAGAATAGCAAAAGGGCTAACGGGTGATGCGCTTATTGCGCCACCACAAGAAAAACCCCCTTCTAAATACACTGAATATGAAAATGAGCAGATGAAAAAGAAAGGACTCACGCCAGAAATAGTTAGAAACAGAGTAGCAAAGGGTTGGGAGATGTCGGAAGCAATTGATGCACCTTTCGGCATGAAGCTAAACGACTATAGAGAAATACAAATAACAAAAGCTTTGGAGCGAGAGCGTGAAATGGCTAGGCAACGACGTAAAGAAGCTGAGCTAAGAAGAAAGAAGCCACATTTGTTTAATGTTCCTCAGAAACATTCACGTGATCCGTACTGGTTCGATGTCACTTATAACCAAATGTTCAAGAAATGGAGTGAAGCATAATGAGCATCATCAGTAACAGAAAAGTAGAAATGAACAAAATGCAAGACAATGTTAAACGACCAGCGCACTACACATACGGCGACATTGAAATTATAGATTTTATCGAACAAGTTACGGCGCAGTATCCACCACAATTAGCATTCGCAATAGGTAATGCAATCAAATACTTGTCTAGAGCACCGTTAAAAAATGGTCATGAGGATTTAGCAAAGGCGAAGTTTTACGTCCAAAGAGCTTTTGATTTGTGGGAGGGTTAACGATGGCAACTAAAAAACAAGTTGGATATGTGATGTCATTACAGGAGCAACTGGAATTAGAAGACTGTGAAAAATATACAGACGAACAAGTTAAAGCAATGAGTCATAAAGAAGTTAGTAATGTGATTGAAAACTATAAGAGAAGTATAAGGAATGAAGAGCTATATGACGAATGCATGTCGTTTGGTCTGCCTAATTGTTAAAAGGAGTGATGACCATGACAGATAGCGCATGTAAAGAATACTTAAACCAATTTTTCGGCTCTAAGAGATACCTGTATCAGGATAACGAACGAGTGGCTCATATCCATGTAGTGAATGACATTTATTATTTTCATGGGCATATCGTACCAGGTTGGCAAGGTGTTAAAAAGACATTTGATACAGCGGAAGAGCTCGAAATATATATAAATCAACATGGTTTGGAATATGAGGAACAGAAGCAACTAACTTTATTTTAGAGGAGATGGAAATAATGAAAATCAAAGTTGAAAAAGAAATGAAAATAGACGAATTAATTAAGTGGGCGCGAGAAAATCCGGAGCTATCATTTGGCAGAAAATATTATACAACAGGTAACGGCGATGGCATCGTTCGTTTTCAAAAGGACACAAATGAGTGTACGACATCAGTCTGTGTGCCACTTGATGCTCCTTTCGAAGTCGAAGTGGAAGAGGAAATCACAGAAGAAACGGTAATACCGTCAGTAGTTGTAGTTAGAACGCAATACTTCCCTAATGGTAGTCAGTCAATAAACGTAACTAAAATTAACAATAAGTCGATAAAGGAACTCGTTGGTTCAAACCCAGATAATTCAAGGTTTAAATACCATGAGTTTTACTTGATGAATGGTAAAGGTTTAGGGGAGTTAATCTGGAAAGATGGGAGATTGGTCGAATGAATAACCGCGAACAAATTGAACAATCCGTTATAAGTGCTAGTGCGTATAACGGCAATGACACAGAGGGATTACTAAAAGAGATTGAAGACGTATATAAGAAAGCGCAAGCTTTTGAGGAAATACTTGAGGGTTTACCTAATGCTATGCAAGATGCACTCAAAGAAGATATTGGTCTTGATGAAGCAGTAGGGATTATGGCAGGTCAAGTTGTCTATAAATATGAGGAGGAACAGGAAAATGACTAACACATTACAAGTGAAACTATTATCAAAAGACGCTAGAATGCCCGAACGAAATCATAAGACGGATGCAGGTTATGACATATTCTCAGCTGAAACTGTCGTACTCGAGCCACAAGAAAAGGCAGTGATTAAAACAGATGTAGCTGTAAGCATTCCAAAGGGCTATGTCGGACTATTAACTAGCCGTAGCGGTGTAAGTAGTAAAACGCATTTAGTGATTGAAACAGGCAAGATAGACGCGGGACATCACGGCAATTTAGGGATTAATATCAAGAATGATAATGAAACGTTAGAGATTGAGGATATGAGTAACTTTGGTCGGAGTCCTGCTGGGATATATGGAAAGTATGCCCGACTGCCTGTAACGGATAAAATTTTATGTATGAATGGTAGTTATGTCATAAACAAAGGCGACAAACTAGCCCAATTGGTTATTGTGCCTATATGGACACCTGAACTAAAGCAAGTGGAGGAATTCGGAAGTGTTTCAGAACGTGGAGAAAAAGGCTTCGGAAGTAGCGGAGTGTAAAGACATCTTAGATCGGGTCAAGGAGGTTTTGGGGAAGTGACAATAAACAAATTAAAAAATATGCTCACGAATATTGGTTTGAATGTAGAAAGTGAGAAGTTATCCAAAGTT